TTGATTTACTGTGACTATACTATACCACACCCCGCGCCGGTTGTCAATACCCAATTTTCGAGATTTTCCCGCGATTTTTGTGGGGTTGACAGACCGGCGCGCGCGTGGTATACTGGCAGCGTAGTCGATTATCAGAAGGGAGACCGCCGATGAGCAAGCGACGTTCTGCGTCAAAACCACACCCCGAGCGCGAAATCATCATCGAAGAAGGCAGCGACTACCGCATTCTGTTCGACCGCGAAACGCGCGACTTCGCGGTCGAGTACCGCGGGCAGCCCGTCGGTTGGCGACCGAACGAAGCCGAGGCGCGGCGTCTGGTCGAGGCGCTGCGCTACGAGGACGCGCGGCGCGGCGAGTAGGGGAGGAAAGTGATGTTTCGAGACGTTACGATCATCAACGGTCCCGTTCCGAAGGACGTGGTTGCAGACTACGAGCGGGTGCGCATCAAGGCGCGTCCGCTTGGTCGTCCCTACGCTTGGGACAACGGGCGGGCGTGGAATCCCTATACGACGAACGGCGGCTTCCTCCTCGTCTTCGAGTGTGAGGACGGAGCCGTCTACATTCAGGAGATCGAGTGGGAAGTTGACCCCTACCCCGCTGCTGACCCGTCCCCGCGGACGTACTACTACTACGAGCGCTACGACTCGCTTGACGAAGCGCGTGCGGGCGGGCGCGGGTGGTTGATAGAGTACGCGCTGGGAAACGAATAGCCCCGCCCCGCCGTCCCCACACCCCGCCGACGCAGGCGGGGTTTCTGTTTGTTCAGCAGCGTCACAACACATCATTCTCTTTTATTTATACGCAGTGTTGTGACAGCGCCCGTCCTCTGCATCACCCGAATGGAGTACTCCCCCGCCCGCCGTCGGATCATCAGCAGTGTCACAACACTCTATAGAAATAAAAGAGAAGCAGGTGTTGTGACACCCGCGCGCCGCCGCGATCCGGCGTACAAAAACGCGGGGGTTTCCCGGTATAATAAGAATGAGGGGTGGAGAGCGCCCCGCAGAGAGAGGAGTAGGAGGGCATCACGTGAACCTTCCCTTTTCGCAACCGCTGGACAAAATCACCTTCGGCGCGTTAGCCGCCGCAACCGTCATCATTCTCACGTGGGCGCTGCGTGAATTTGCGGGGATCGACCTTCCCGCCGAGGTGCAGTCGGCGCTGGCGTTGATTATCGGCTACGTCGTCTCGTATCACATCCCGCTGAGCGAGACTGAGGCTGAGGCAATCGCGCGGAAGTACTACAAGTACAAATGACCGTAGACGAACTGCTGACAGACGAAGCCCGTGCCGCAGTACTGCGCGCGCTGCTGATGATCGTGCTCAACGAGAGCGATCCCGCCAGCGCGCGCGTCGCTGCGGCGCGGCTGTTTCTGTCGCAGTTCGATGAGCAACCGAACGCCGAACGAGACGTACTGGTAATTGTCGATGAGGCGGCGTTCGTCAAAACGGTATGAGATCAAACTGCCGCATTTGCACGCCGATCAACGCGCCGTCGCGGAGCAGACCAGAAGCGCGCGTTTCGTGCATCTGCGCGCCGGGCGGCGGTGGGGGAAATCGCACTTATTGGCGCGAATGCTGGTCGAGGCGGCGCTGGTACACCGGCAGACGGTCGGGTATTTCGCCCCGACCTACAAACTGATGCTGCCGGTGTGGGAACAGACGCGGCGCGTGCTGCGCGCGCCGGTTGCGGACGAGCACAAAGCCGAGCGGCGGATCGACACAACCACCGGCGGGCGGGTTGAGTTCTGGTCGCTCGACAATGAGGACGCGGGCAGATCGCGCGGGTACGATCTGATTGTGGTGGACGAGGCGGGGCTGGTGCGCAACCTCGAAACAATCTGGCGCGAAAACCTCATTCCCGCGCTGCTCGACCGGCGCGGGCGCGCGGTGCTGGCGGGAACGCCGAAAGGGCGAGGGGATTTCTGGCGTATTCACCAGAGCGCGATAGAAGACCCGCGCTGGGCGACGATTCGGCGTTCAACGAGTGACAATCCGCGTCTCGACCCCGCCGACATCGCGCTGCTGCGATCTGCAATGACCGAGCGCGCGGCGCGCCAAGAACTCGATGCGGAGTTCCTCGACGACGGCGGCGCGGTGTTCCGCAACGTGCGCGGTTGCATCGGCGAAATTGTGCGGAGCGGCGAGGCGGCGATTATCGGCGTTGACTGGGGACGGTACGAGGACGCAACCGTCTTCGTCGCGCTCGATCCGCAGACGCGGTGTGTGGTGGACGTAGAACGATTAGTTGATGCAGATTTTGCAACCCAACGCCGCGCGCTGTTCGCGTTCTGGCAGCGCAACGGCGGCGGCGCGGTGATCGCCGAAGCGAACAGCATCGGCGCGCCGAACATCGAGGAGCTTCAGCGCGCCGGGCTGCCCGTCCAAGCGTTTACGACGACGGTTGCGAGCAAACCGCTGCTGATCGACACGCTGGCGCTGGCGCTGGAGCAGCGAACGATTATGCTGCCGGAATTGGACTGGCTGCTCAACGAACTGGAGATGTACAGCGTCGATATTTCCGCGTCCGGTCGCGCGCGCTACAGCGCGCCGGAAGGCTGTCACGACGACGGAGTAATTGCGCTGGCGCTCGCGGTGTGGGGCGCGGTGCGGGGTACAGAGGTGTTGTTTGATGTATAAGCCCGCCGCACAACTCGTACTGTCGCCGACCGAGCGCTACGACATCAAAGCGCTCAACTTGGAGGATTTCCTTCCGTCCGCGTGGACGGGCGTGTTCAGCGGCGACGGCGATGCGGTCGATGTGGAGACGGCGTATGAGCGCGTCGCGGTGGTGCGGACGGCGGTGACGTTGCGCGCCAACGCCCTCGCGTCGCTGCCGTGGGAGATTACAACCCGGCGCGGTACGCTGGTCGCGTTCGACGCAGAGAGGTTGGCGGCGCTCATTCGCGGAATTGAGATCGATCTGTGTCTGTACGGCGCGGCGTATCTGCTGCGCGATCCCGCTGCGCCGCTGGGGTTGCGTCGTCTGCACCCGCGCACCATCTCGCCCGTCACCGACGCGAAACGCGGGCTGGTCGGGTTCACGCGCCGCGCGAACAACACCGAGATACGGTTAGAGCCTGAGACGGAACTGCTGTATCTCTGGGAGCCGTCGGTGCGCGGCGAGGTTGAGCCGGGGGTCGGACTGGTGACCACCGCGCTCACGCAAGCCCGCGCTTTGCTCGCGGCGGAGAGGTACCAGACGGCGTACTTCGAGCGCGGGGCGGTGAGACCAACGGTGTGGATGTTCGCCCAGCGTCCGACAGACGCCGAGCGGTCGCGCTTTGAGCAGTGGCTAAGGCAGTTGGTGAGCGGCATCCGCAACGCATTCCGGCACCTCGCGCTGTCAAGCGAGATCAAAACCGTCACGCTGGGAGATACGCTGTCTGATGCAGTCAAACCCGAACTGTTGCAGCGTGCGGCGGAACTGATGCTCACCGCGTTTCAAGTGCCGATGTCGTTGGTCTTCAGCAACGCCAGCAACTACGCGACCGCGCTGCGCGACTATCAGACGTTTATTCTTCTCACAATACTGACAAGAGCGCGCGAGGTTGCGGCGATGCTCCAGCCGCACTTCACCGCGTACAACCAAACGCTGCGCTGCAACGAGGCGCGGATTGATGCCGTCCAGAACGCAGAGTTGGAGAAGGCGGAAGCAATCCAGCGCCTCACCGGACAGCCGGTGCTCACACTGAACGAAGCCCGCGCCCGGCTTGACCTCCCGCAGTTCGTCGAGGACGAAGCGGATCGAGAACTGCTGCGTTTGCGCAACCGGCTGGCAATAGCGCGGGAAGCAGTTGCTGCCGGTCTCGACGTAAGAACGGCGTTGCGGCTGGCGGGCGTCACCGGTGCGGTGAGTGAGGAACCGGAGGAAGACGCGGTGAAGTCGCTGAAGAAGGAAGAAGCCGAACCGGAACTGCTGCCGCACGAGGTGCAACTGTACCGCGACCTCAAGCGCGCGTTTCAGCAGTTGCGCGGGGTCGTGATGGACGGCGCAGATGAGATTACGGCGAAGGAGTTCAACGAGATACTGTACCCCGCGATGCGCCGCAATATCGAGACGATCGCGCGGCTGTTCGCGGACGAGATGCGGATTGAGGTCGGGGTAGCCGTCAACGTTGACGCGCTGCTGGCGGATTGGGCTGAGGAAGCGACGCGCCGCCAGGTGGAAGAATTGCTCTATCCGTACACACGCGACTACATCGCCCGCGCGGTCGCGGCGTGGCGGCGGATGCCGGGCGCGGATCGCGCCGAACTCATCCGGATGATCGAACCGGTCGTCGGTGCGCAGCGCGCCGAAACCGTCGCCATCACCGCTGCGACCGAGGCGGCGACGGCGGGCGTGCGGGCGTACCGCGACGGTCTGCGGACGGAACACAATCTGGAGTACGTGATGATTTGGGAGACCGCCAACGATGAGCGCGTGTGCCCGATCTGCGGCGCGCTGCATAGTAAGCGCGAGGACGAGTGGGGCGGGCGTTCCGGTCCGCCCGCGCACCCGCGCTGTCGGTGCGGCGTCAGACTGGAGCGGGTCGATGCGGGTTAGTGTTGCTGTTGATCTCGATAACGCATTGCGCAAACTGCTGCCGCGTGCGGCGCAGATTGAGGCGGCGCTCGACGCGGGCGCGACAGCTGCGCACGGTATGATGCAAATCTACCCGCCCCCGCCCGCCGGATCGCGCTATCGGCGGACGGGGAACTTGCGGCAGAAGTTGCGGATCAAGAAACCGTCCAAAACGTCGCGGATCGTCGAGAACACCGCGTCCTATGCGCGGTACGTCTACGGAATGCCGCAAGCGCGCGTCCATCGCGGGCGCTGGGCGTCGGTGCGCGACGCGGCGGAAGCGGCGAAGAAGGAAGCAATCGCGGTGTTGAAGGGGAGGTGAGGAGATGGAGTGGCAGACCGCGCCCGGCGCGGCGCTGAAGGCGGTCGAGAGCGGCGACGTTGAGGGGTTGCTCGTGGTGTTCGGCAGTCCCGACGCAACCGACCTTGAAAATGAGTTCTTCACTGCGGAAACGGATTTCGGGCGTTTGCGCGAAACCCCGATCTGGTTGAACCACGCGCAGCCGATCAAAACGGCGGGCGGGGTTATCCTCATCGAAGAGCCGATCGGCTACGGCGCGCTGGAGATGACCGATGAGGGGGTGGTCATCCGCGGGCTGCTCGACGCGAAATACCGCTACCTCGCCCAGATTGCGGACGAGTTGGGCTGGTCAAGCGGGACGGCGGCGCATCTCGTGGTGCGTCAGCCGGTCGGGAAAGCGCTGCACATCAAACGCTGGCTGCTGGGGCTGGACGCGAGTATTACGCCGACGCCCGCAGAGCCGCGCACAATGCTACGGAACGTCTATCGGTTAGTCATCAAGTAGGAGGAGGAGATGACGGAAATCGTAATGAATCGGTCGGAACTCGCCGCCGAGATCGCCGCACGGCTGCGTGACGAGGTGGCGGCGGCGGTGAAAGCGCAGAACGTCGGCGTGGCGACAACCGCAACCGCTGCGGAAGGCGAAGGCGTATCGTTCGGCGACTTTCTGAAGTGCGTTGCGACCAACGACGTTCAGCGACTGCGCGCGGTCTACAAGAGCGTGAAAGCGCTCGACGAAACGACCGGCGCGGGCGGCGGGTTCCTCGTGCCGACGCAGTTCGAGGAGCGCATCCGCGCCGTCGGCGCGCCGATGCTGTTCGACCAACTCGTTGCCGCCGGGCGCGGTCCGCTGATGCTGCGCACGAACGCGGCGGAATTGGCGCTGCCGGTGCTGGAGCAAGATCAGGCTCCGAACGTCGAAAGCAGCGCACTCGTCGGCGGCGTGCGGCTGGTCTGGCGCGAACAGAGCGCAGACGTTGCGGAGAGCGAACCGCGCTTCGAGCAGCGCATCTTCCGCCCGCACGCGGCAGACGCCTACGTTGCGGCGTCAACCGAACTCATCACCGACGCGCCGCAGGCGCTGGAGGACACGCTCGTCACGCTGTTCGGTCGCGCCTACGCGGTGCTCAGGGCGCGGGTAATGCTGCGGGGAACCGGCGTCGGGCAGCCGCGCGGGATCGTCGGGCATCCGGCGGCGATCAGCGTCTCCCGCGCCACCGGCGGCAATCAGGTTGAAAACGACACCAACACCGTTCTGGCGATGATCCAGCGCCTGCTGCCCGGCAGCGCTACCGCCGTCTGGATCGCTCACCCGTTCTGGCGCGCGCGGCTGATGGCGACGCGGCTGGGCGAAACGCTGCTGTACACCGTCAACGGGCAGTCGCTTGTGTACGGCGACACCCTCGCGGGCATCCCGATTGCCTACAGCGAGCATCTGCCGACGGTGACCAGCGCCGGATCGTTGGTGTTGGCGGATTTGTCGTACTATGCAATGGTGGAACGTGCGTCGTTCAGTGTCGCGTTTAGTGAACACGTGCGGTTCCTCAAGCGCCAGTCGGTCTGGTTGTTCGGGGTGCGGATCGACGGCGCGCCGCTCGTCAACGCGCCGCTGATTTTGGCGGACGGCGCGGGCAACAACACCGTCAGCCCGTTCGTTGAGATCGCAGCGGGTACGTAATACAAACGCAGTGTCACAACACGCTATAGAAATAAAAGAAGATCGAGTGTTGTGACATTGGTGATAATCCCCCGGCGGCGGGGAGTACTACGTTTGGGTTAGGTGAAGGTCGGGCGGACTGTCACAACACTGCATAGAAAGAAAAGAAGATGCGGTGTTGTGACACTGCTGCTAGACCAACGGCGGGCGCGGGCGTCACAACAGTCGGGCGCTGTCACAACACAACATAGAAATAAAAGAAGATGCGGTGTTGTGACGGCGGTTACGGATCAACGGTTGAACACACACAGCGGGCGCTGTCACAACACGCTCTATAAATAAAAGAGATGCAGGTGTTGTGACGACGCCGGAGGAGGGACATACAATGCTTGTTCAGGAGACCATCCAGCCGCTGCTGCGGTTTTTCAACCCGAACGTCACTACTGATACGGATACGTCGGTTGTCAGTATTGCAAACGCGCAGGCGGTGCGGATCGTTGCGCACACCGGCACAGTGTCGGGCACGAACTCGCTGCGCGTGTTCGTCAATACAACGAACTCCACATCCGGCGCAACGCAGTTGACGGATAAGGCGGTGTCTTTGGCGTCGAATTCGTCCTACGAAATCTTTGTCACCGGCGCTGAGGCGTACGCAGCGATGGCGCACGCGGCGTTTCTGTTCGTGCAAGTCGACGTAGGCGGCGCTTCGCCGAGTGTTCCGATTTCGATTGAGATTTCGGCGTTCCCCGGGCGCGATATTCCCGCGTCGCTGCCGTCGGGCTGGACGCGCGTGCTGTGAGGTGACAGATGTACGCGACGTTGGCGCAGTTGAGGGAATACCTTAGCGTCACAACAACTGTTGATGACGCGTTGCTAACCGATCTGATCACACGCGCTACTGCGGTTATCGAACAGATGACGCGCAAGACCTTCACTGCGCCGACGGCGACATCTCGAACATTTGGACGCGAGGTGATGCTGTGGGACGCGCAGTTGCGGCGGGATTATCTGCTGCTGCAATCCGGCGTCTACATCGCGCAGTTGGTGAGCGCGACCGACGGCGACAACGCGCCGATCCCGCTGACCGAGATTGCCACGCACCCGCCCGACGCGCCGTACACCGTCCTCGCGCGGCGCGATAAGCGCTGGTGCAGCGCGTCACAACAAGCGACGATCACCGCGCGCTGGG